AAACAAGACATACCTTCTTTTATTCCAGACATTCCAACAGGCAGAGAATTTTCTATAGAAGATATACAACAAGGTTTAAACTTACCTGATTTCTCACAATTTGCTAGACAGGAAGATATACCAACACCTAATGTTTTTGACGAAGAGGCACTAAGAAAAGAACTTATGGAAGATATAAGAGGAAGTATTAATATACCACAAATTCCTGATTTATCTGGTTTAGCTAGACTAGAAGATATACCACAATACCAAGCACCTGATTTATCTGGTTTTGCTAGATTAGAAGATATACCTTCATTTGACCCAAGCGTTTTAAAACAAGATATATTAATGTCTATACCACAACAACAAGTTCCAGATGTTTCTAAGTTTGTAACACAAGATGATATATCTAAAGCTATAGCTGGTATTGATATGCCAACTTTTCAACAACCAGATTTAACAGCTTATGACACAAGGCTTGCACAATTAGAAGAACAACTTGCTGGTTTTAAACAGCCAACTGGCGGTAGATTTTCTGTAGACCAACAATTACCTATGGGATTATTTTAATGTCAGTATCACACGAAGAAGTAGTTAAAGCAGCACAAGCAGAACAAATATTAACCTCAGAAGTTTTTAAAGAAGCAATAGAAAATCTTAAAAACGAATATATTACTCATTGGTTAAACTCAAGAGAAATAGATGATGTTACTGCTAGAGAAGATATCCACAGATCATTATTACTATTACCAGAAGTTGAAAGACACCTGCGCATCATTGCAGAAAAAGGCAAGCTAACAAAAGCTAATATAAACAAAATTAGAAATATTGGTTAAACCTTCCCTTTTTACACATTATTAAGCTAAAATACTCTTAAATACATAAGGAGTATTTATTATGGCAATAACGGATAAACCGACTGCTTTACAAACTGATAAGGAAGTTACTACTTCGATGTTTGAAAGTTTCTTAACCCCTGAAGAGGATAAGGTTGAGGATGCAGTCACAGAAACAGAAGAAGTAACACAAGAAGAAGTCCTTGAAGAAGAACCTGAAGTATCTGAAGATCTTGAAGAAGATGTGGAGGATGACGAAGAGTTTGATGATGAGGACGAAGAACTGGATGAAGAACAAACCGATGTTGAAGAGGAAGCCTTGCAACCTCAGACATTTACAGTAAAAGTAGATGGTCAAGAAGTTGAGGTGACGCAAGACGAACTCATCAACGGATATTCTCGTCAGCAAGATTATACGCGTAAAACTCAAGAACTCTCTCAACAGCGTAAGACTATTGAGCAGCAGCAAGCAGAGTTAGCGCAAAGAGACGCGATTTATTCGCAGTTGTTACCGAAGATGGAAGCCCAATTAAAGGGCGAACTGGCTAACGAACCAGACTGGAACACTTTGTACGAAGATGATCCTGTTGGGTATGTTCGCGAAAAACAGCTTTGGGATGAAAAGAAAGAAAAGCTTAGTGCTGTAAGTGCTGAACAACAAAGGCTTCAACAAGAGGCTTTGGTTAAACAGCAAACACAAATTCAACAATTTGTTGAATACGGCAATCAAAAGCTTCTTGAAATAATCCCTGAATGGCAAAACCAAGAGGTTGCGTTAAAAGAAAAGGCTGCTATTAGTGAATATGCTGTAAATACTTTAGGTTATACACCTGAAGAGATACAACAGGTTTATGATTATCGTGCTTTGCTTGGTTTAAGAAATGCTTGGTTAAACTCTAAAACAGTTGAAGCCACAAAGAAAAAACCAACACAAAAAGCACCAGCAAGAGTGGCTAGACCTGGTACTACTAACCGACCTAAATCGGCAGCACCTGTGAAGAAAGCAAAACAAAGGTTAGCTAAGTCTGGAAAAGTCCAAGACGCAGCTAAAGTTTTTGAACAATTAATTTAATTTTATAAAGGAATATAAAAATGGCAAAGGTAACTAACGCATTTGACACATATTCGGCAACAGCTGACAGAGAAGATTTAAGTAATATTATTTACAACATCTCTCCAATGCAAACTCCGTTTATGTCATCAATCGGAAAAAGAAATATTAAAAACGTAGTGTTTGATTGGCAGACAGAAGTCTTACCTACTCCAAGTGCTGCTGGACAGCTAGAAGGTTTTGAACTATCAAGATCTACTGCTACAGCGACAACTAGAGTAAGTAACGTTGCAATGATCTCAAAAAGAGATGCAACTGTAACTGGTTCTCAAGACGCTTCAGACCCAGCTGGCAAAAGATCAGAAATGGCTCATCAATTAGCTATTATGGCTAAAGCATTGAAAAGAGACATGGAAGAAGCTTTATGTCAAAACGGTGCTAAAACAACTGGTGACGCTACAACAGCTAGGGTAACTGGTGGTTTTGAATCATGGCTAACATCTAACGTATCCAGAGGTTCTGGTGGTTCAGGTGCTGGTGGTGGTGCTGCTCCAGTTGACGGAACAGACAGAGACTTAACAGAAGACCTTTTAAAAGGTGTTTTGCAAACTATGTTTGGTAACGGAGCTGAGCCTTCAATGGCTATATGTGGTCCACACAACAAGCAAGTAATATCTACTTTCACAGGTAGAACTCAGGCTAGACAAATGATTGATGCAAATACTGTAGAAGCTTCAGTATCTGTTTACTCATCTGACTTTGGTGAACTAAAAATCGTTCCATCAAACAGATCAAGAGAAGCATCATTATTATTGGTAGATCCAGAGTTTGCTAAAGTGTCTTATCTAAGAGACTTTAAAACTGTTGATATTGCTACAATAGGCGATGCTGAAACAAAAATGATTGTTGTTGAGTACGGGTTAGAAGTATCTAACGAAGCTGCTCACGGAATCGTTGCTGACTTAAACGAATCATAAGTTTAGTCAATTAGCTTAAAGGGAAGTTTCGGCTTCCCTTTTTTTTGTGCTAAAATCTGTCTATGGCAAAGACTACATTAATAGATCACAAGAAAGGTTATAAGTCTGTATTCGCAACAGAAGATGATAAAGTTGTTTATCACACAAAGCAGGATATACAGCCAACTTTAGATTATGTAAAAAATCTATCTGAATATACACCTGGTAAAGATTTTCGCCATGTGGCAGAAATACCTATGGTAGTATATCAAAGAGCAGTCCGAGAAGGATGGGCGCAAGATTCTGCGCAATGGAAGAAATGGCTAAACCATTCAGATAACAAACCATTTAGAACATGGAAAGGTAAAGTATGACATACGATGAATTAAAAACTAATATTGCAAATTTCTTGAACAGATCTGACTTAACCGACCAGTTAGACTTTTTTATAGATGCAACAGAATCAGAATTTAACAGAAGATTAAGAAACAAAGACATGGTAAAGCGTGCAACTGCTACAGCAGATGGACAATACATGAGCTTACCAACAGATTGGTTAGAAGCTATTAATGTAGAAATAACATCAAACGACTTCAGACCATTGTTTCAACAGTCTTTAGAATCATTAGATGTATATAGAAAAGCTAATAATAATGTTACTGGTCAACCAATTTATTATGCGATTGTAGATAATTCATTAGAGTTAGCACCTACCCCTGATGCAAGTTATACGCTACAATTAACATACTATGGCACTATAGATGCTTTAAGCAGTTCTAATACAACGAACTTTATATCCACAGGATATCCAGATGCTTACTTATATGGTGCTTTAAAACATGCTTCTATCTATCTAATGGAAGATGAAAGAGTGCCGTTATTTACAGCACAATTTGAAAAGGCATTAGAAGAGATGAGAATGGAACAAGAGAAAGCAGAGTTTGGCAAAGGATCTCTAATGCAAAGAAGAAGAACTTATGGCAAGTCTGGTAAAAACATTTATTATTGGAATAATAATTAGGAGACAATATGGCTGGATTTAGTGATTACTTAGAAGATAAAGTATTAGACCATGTATTTGGTGGTAATGCTTATACAGCACCAGGAACATTATATGTTGCTTTATATACTGTAGCACCTACAGATACAGGTGGTGGTACCGAAGTAACTGGCGGTTCTTATGCAAGACAAACTGCTGCATTTACCGTATCTGGTACAGACCCCACCACAGCAACTAACTCAGCTGCGGTTGAATATCCAACAGCTACAGCAGACTATGGAACTGTGGTTGCAGTAGGTATATTTGATGCTTCATCAAGCGGTAATCTAATGGCTTATGCAAACTTAACAGCTTCTAAAACTGTAAGTTCAGGCGATGTATTTAGATTTGACGCTGGCGATTTAGATATAACATTAGCTTAATACCATGGCCTCAGTAGGCTATGGCTTATACACATACGGAAAGTCCAATTACGGAACTCCTGTATATCATTTTGGCGCATCCACAATAGCACAAACATCATCTGCAACAGCGGATGGTAGATTTGTTATTACTGGTGCATCAACCATATCAGCAGTTTCTTCTGCAACAGCAACAGGTAGACAAATAGATCGCGGACAAGCGGTTATTAGTGCAGTATCTAGTGTTACAGCATCTGGCACACAGATTGATAGAGGTGTTGCAACTATAGCAGGAACATCTGGATTTACAGCTGTTGGTATACAAATAGACTTAGGATCTGCAACTATAACTGCAACTTCTAATGTAATAGCCACAGGTACACAAATAGACCGTGGTGTAGTTATAGGACCAGTCGTATCAGGTATGACAGCTACAGGTAGATTTACTGTAGTAGGTGAAGGAACATTTGCAGAAACTAGCGGATTTGATGCAACAGGTGGACTTATTAGAACAGGCGTATCTGTAATTGCACAAACAAGTGGATTTAATGCAGTTGGTGGTCTAAAATGGAATGATATAATTGTTCCTGGTGAGACTTGGACCGATCAGATAGTAGCAGATGAAACTTGGACTGACCAAGCAAACCCAGATACATCATGGACAACATTAGGCGAACAAGACGCAGCTTAAAGGATAAAATTTTATGGCAGATACATTTACAACAAATTTAAACTTAACTAAACCAGAAGTAGGAGCATCTACTGATACTTGGGGTACAAAGCTAAACGCTGACCTTGATACAGTAGACGGATTATTTAGTGCTACTGGTACTTCAGTAGCTATGAACCTAGACGGAGCAGTAATAGATAGCTCTGTCATTGGTGGTACTACAGCAGCAGCAGGTACATTCACAACCCTTACAGCTAATACATCTATTACTGGAGATGTAACTGGTGACTTAACTGGATCAGTTTTAACAGCAGCTCAAACCAACATAACAAGCGTTGGTACTCTTACAGGTTTAACCGTAAATGGTAACATCTCAGTAGATGGTGGAACAATTAAACTTGATGGTGATTATCCAACTGGTACAGGTAACGTAGCTTTGGGTGATACATCTTTAGATAGCTTAACAAGTGGTAATTACAATACATCTATTGGTAGTAATGCCTTAACAGCAAATACTGAAGGTTCTTCAAATACAGCAATAGGTAGAAGCACCTTAGATGCTAATACAACTGGTGGTCAAAATACAGCCACAGGTCATGCTGCATTGGGTAAAAATACAACAGCAAGTAACAATACCGCATTTGGTTACATAGCACTTACAGACAATACTACAGGTGCTAACAACACCGCCGTTGGTTACGCCTCTTTACTCGCAAACACTACAGGTAGTGAAAATACCGCAGTTGGAGATGTCTCTTTAGATGCTAATACTACAGGTATTAAAAATACTGCTATAGGTAGAAGTGCTCTAAGTGCTAATACAACAGCTTCTAACAACACAGCAGTTGGTTATTCAGCCTTAACAAC